GATATTTCTCCAAGTTTGTTATCTGCTATAGCAAACAATTCTGCTTCTGTTTGGCTCAAATTTAAGAATCTAACAGGAACACTTGACAATCCGATCTTCTTACTTGCTTTCAGTCTTGTATGGCCTGCAAGAACAATATACGGAGGTTCATCTGATTGTTTTGCTATGATAGGAGAAGCAAAACCAAAACGCTCTATAGACCTTGCAACCTTAGAGATCGCTTCAGTGTTGATTCTAGGGTTATGTTCCCATTCAACCAGTGAATCTATATCTACATATTGTCCTATGCTCTCCTGCTTCTTCTTCCCTGCCATACAAACCCCATAAAAAAAGACTAGATGAAATAATCTAGCCTTTTATAATGAGATTGACAATAAATTGTTTTATTTACAATCTTCTAGGATGTTTTGATCTTCATTTGACATATTGACATGAGAAAGGATATCAATCAAACAAATGTTTTTGCATTTGTTAAAACCTCCTGCTTTTTTTGAAGCTGTTGCTTCAGAAAGAAAACCTTGAAGATCAGCTGTACAATATTTAACAGCCAAAGCATAAATTACAGCTGCTTTATCAAGAGCAGAAAGAGAAGATATTTGATCGACAGGAAGGTTGATTGAAATAGTCATAAAAGACTCCTTGTTGTTGGTTATACATGTATAATAACATATGTTACTTGTTATGCAACAAATATATATAAAAAAGATCAAAATAATTAATTCTTCATTTTCTTTGGATCAGATAGTCTATCTTCCATCAAACAGATCAAACCTTGCATAAACACTTCTTTGAGATCAGAATCAGGAAATACAGAACAATATTTTCTAGAGATATGTTCAAGATTGTCTACAGATAGGCCATAGTAGTTTTTTCTCCATCTGAAGATCGTTTCTCTACGTACTCCTAGAAGATTCATTGCTTCTTTTTTTCCGATCTCTTTTTCAATGCTTCTAACAAGTCGATTGATATAGATATTGAGTTTCATTCTATTCTCCTTTGAGGTTGGTTAGTTCTTTAAGTTTCTTCTGCTGTATAAGCCATGCTTTTTCAAGCAAGTACTTTCTTTTGGTTTGATAGCGTTCTATTAATGCGAAAATGTGTTTACAAGGCTTCTGTTCTTTCTTCAGTCTATAAGTCCAATCTGCACAACTACATTGCATTCTTTGAGGTTCTCTTTTGCCCAATCTATCAAAGATTTTTACAGTGTGGCCTCCTGTTATGGTTTTGCCAGTCATGAATGTATATTCTAGATTTGGAGCAACAGAGCAATCTACAAATTGCACCTTCTTACTTTTGACGTATCTAGAAAAGAGTTTGAACTTGTGTTCTTCTACAATCTGATCGACATATTCATTCAAGTGTTGTATGATTTGCTGTTTATTCATTTGATCCTCCAAACATAAGAAGAGAAGTGAAAAGAGCAGAAGAGAAGAGGAAGATATAAACCTCTGTTCTATATTCAAGGCATAAAGTAGCTATTTCAATGATTGTATTCATTTTGTTCTCCTATGGTTGTTAGTTGTTGGTTATTACATTACAAAGACTGTAATGAAGGTTTCATTTGTGTATTCTCTCCAGTATGCTCTCCATTCAAAAGGAAGGAAGCAATTTTGTACAAGATATGCACTCATCTTTTCTTTGCAAGTGAATCTTTCAATGATGATTCCTGCGCTAGATACGACATTGATGTAGTTGAATGTATTGTTTTCTAGAACTGGTTTGTAGTCTACTTCTATCATTTGTTTCTCCTTTGTTAGTTGTTACTTATTATGTAACACATAGAAAAGGAGTTGTAAACAATTATTTGTTATTTTTTCTCTTTTTTTATCTTTTCAGGAAGAGCAGAGATCCGTTTTAATCTTTGTTTGCTCTTTTTGTACGATGTGAAGGGAGATACAGGAGAGAATCCTGCTATTACAGTTTTTGCTGTTGCATCTAGTTCCTGCTTCAGTTCTTTTTCTAGGTGCGATATTCTTTCTTTCAAGGCCTTCTGTGACAAGTATTTTGTTTTGTATAGTTTGCAGGTACAGTTGAGGCAAAGAATCTTATCAAACTCTGCGTCAACTCTCATAGAGTAACCACAAGACAAACAAGTGACTAGAACAGAATAGCTATTATCTATCTCTTTGCGTTTTGTACTCACTAGACAAGTCATTTGCCATGTACCTTTGAATGACAGGATCGACAAAGAACAATCAAATCAGAAGGATCTTCTGCTCCTAGTCTATCATAAGAGTTATGATGAACATCTAGAATCTCATCTTTGGAGGAACATGCTTGACATCTATAAGATGCTCTTTTTAATGCTTCTCCTCGTGTTTTCTTCCAGTGTTGACTGTGAAGATATGCAGAATATGTTCCCTGATCCATCTTTGGATTTTTATGAGTAGCCCATGAGCTATCAATCCAATCTTCTAAAAAAACTTTATGATGATCTAGAATATCCTGATTTTGACAAGCAGGACAAAGATGAGAGCCTTGATCGGTTCTTGAGGTTCTTCTGTTTGCAAAAGATGTTTGACAGCGAGAACAGGAAGCAGAGAACACGAGATCCCCTGCTCTTTTTGTAATTGTTCTGTTATCTATTCCTGTAATCTCTGAGATGTGAGAAGGCTTAAAATCTGTATACCAGTATAAATATCTGACAAGACTATCTATCCCTTCCTGATTCTCTTCTGCTGTACATTGTTGCATATAGTTAGATATAAGATTTAACAGAGATTCTTCTTCTTCTTTTTTTGCAGATTCAAAGAATCTCAGAGAATCTTCTATCGTTTCAAGTTTTCTTATGCTGTTTGCTATTCGATACTGTATCATACTTTTTAACTGCTCCGATATCAAGATAGAATTCATTGATCCCCTTAAAAGAAACAAATGTCTTGACATGTAATGTGTTTTCAGTGATTGAAAGAATCTTACCAACAATTTGAACCTTTGACAATTCTTTTTTCCTGAAAATAACCATATCATCAACATGAAGATCAAGATCACTAGATAGTTTCTTCTTATTCTCCTCATACTGCTCCTGTAAGGTTTTGATATTTTTATCTGTATATTCTGTTAGATTGCTTGCTATGTGTTTCATGTTACTCTCCTATAGCTGTTTTTATTTTTTGAAGATTGAGATCGTGACAATATACGGATTCTTTGAGATTGATAAGTTGATCCCTGTTGAGGCCTGAAGGAAGATTCTGATATTGTTTGATAAGATGATCTAGCAACCAATCAAAATCCTCTTGACCTTCTTTTGTGGTTGCTATTTTCAAAGGTTGCTCTTCTTTGATTTGCTTCTTTTCTCGTTTGAATGGAAGAACCTCTTTATGTAACCTCTCAATCAAAGAACTCATATAAACAGAAGGTTTTGATGATTTTCCTTTTCCTCCTTCAATCCATCTAACAATTCCAGTAATAAAATAGTTACCAGTCCATGCTCCTTTCTTCTCCTCGATTCTTTTCAAATTGTATGCACCTATCAACATCAATTCATCTGTAAGATATTCAGAACAGGAAGAAGGCAGTTTATTTTCAAGGTCTTCAATGTAATCTTCTTTGGTTATCCATCCAAAGAATTGACAAAAATGATCTAAGATTGTTTTTTGCTTTTCTGACAATATCAATCTGTTAATATTTGTTGTTAATTCTTTGTTGTTATCTTTGTTGTTAATTGTGGGCTTAACATGTGATCCTTCTTTGGGCTTAACATGTGATCCTTCTGAGGTATCAACATGTGATCCTTCTGTGGGCTTAACATGTGATCCCTCGAAAGGCTTAACATGTGATCCTTCTGTAGTATCAATTTTGTATTCAACATAAATCAAAGAAGATGATCCCATTCTCTTTTTTGAAGATAGAACACCTTTATCTTTGAGTTCTCTGATAGCTCTTTTTATGCTTCCTTTTGAGTATCCTGTAAGATCAGATATAACATCATAAGAAGGACAGCAGAACCTAGTTCTAACGCCTTCTTTTTCTTCTGTACTGAAATGATATGATAATGCCATGAAAACGCTTTTTGTAACTGTTTTACAGTCTCGAAGCATAGCAATTTCTTCTTTGTATATAATAGCAAATTGGTTATTCATCACAGCCTCCTCTAACGTACCATGCAAGGTGTACTTCTTCAAAAAAGATTTCCGCAAATAATGAATCAAATTCATTTTCTTTTTTGTATTCTGTGAAGGTCTTCATAATATTTTCAACATCCTCATGATCATATCGTACAATACACGAGAATAAATATTCTTTACCTCCTAGAGATTCAATTGTATCAATGCCTTGAAGAAGATAATAAACTGCCTCTGCTCCATTTCTAGCATTATCAAAGATGTATGATTTCTTTTCAAGTTGAATGATGACATTCTCATCTTGAAAATCGAGTATGAAATTTATCATATTGTTTTTCCTTTTGTTAGTTGTTAGTAGTTACATTATAAGTAACATCTTTGAATAAGTCCAATAAAAAAACAACAAAAAAAAAGAACTCCCACAGGACGAACTTCTGTAGGAGCCTTAAATAACTAACAACAAACAATAGTAAAACAAATAATGTTTCTATTTTAAAATATCATGTTCGGAGAAACATGGCAAAAACAAACCCCATTAGATACTAACAACTACTGTGACTCCTGTCAAGGAAGAAGATGTAGTTATTTCAAGATTGTTTGCATCTGTCAAAGAAACCTGCGCTTGTACCAGTTGATCCGAAGAATCATAGATTGATACATGTACGTATTTTTTGCCCAAGTTATGATTTATCGTTTTTCCTGTATTTGCAGTAAAAGATTGAGATGAAAATTCTTTTCTGAAGTGATCATCATTTGCTTTTAATTGGCCATTCACAGAATCAATTTCAAGTCCTGCACCCAAATTTAGAGCAAGTTCACCAGCCAAAGAGAAAGCAAAACCATCTCCAAGTTTCATACTAACACCACCTGAAACAAACTCAAGACCTTTGTTTGTTCCAAGTTTTACGCTCATCTCTCCAGTTGAGATATCAAAAATAAGACCATCACCTGAATCAACAGAAATTTGACCTGTTGAAGAATCATAACTGATACCACTTCCACCTGATAAAGAAGCTCTTGCTCTTGCATCTGTAAAGTATTGATTTGTAGATCCTTCTGAAAGATCATCTGTATCTTTACCGCCAAAATCCAAATCAAAATCTGAACTCTTATAAGTTACGACATTAAAAACACCAGTGGAATTATTATAGCTCAAATCTCCTGAAGCAGAAACAGCTGTTCTTGCTCTTGCATCTGTGTAATACAAGTTAGATCCTTCAGATAGATCACTTGTGCTCTTTCCTCCAAAATCTGTATCAAACAAGGAAGAAGAATAGAAAAGATTTGAAGATCCTTCTGTTATACTATCTGTATCGAATTCTGTAAAATCAATTGCAATTGTACCATTTGAAGCAACACTGATCCCAGTTCCACCTGTCAACAATGCAACGATTTCAGCAGATGTTAAAGATGATTGAATCTCTTCATAGTCTGAAGCCTGTGAACCTGTTCCTGCTTTGACAATATACATAAGATTGTCTGTTGGAGCTGTCAAGATAACGATGTCACCTACTCCTAGATTGTCACCTGAAGCAGAGTTTGTGATATAAGCACTCAAAGAAGCATCTGTTGTATTGACAATAACATCAGTTACAAGCAAGTTTGAAACAGATAATTCTCCATTTGTCACAGATAGATAACTCGAAGAACCTGAAGCAATCGAGGAGATATATGAAAGTCCTGATACATCTTGCTTTCTTACTAGATCATTGTTTGCAGAAGGAGCAGTATCTGATTGTACTTGACCTTTGAAGACGTACTGAGGAGCATAATTATTGAATGGCATAATAAAATCCTTTTGTTATGGGTTAAAAGACTCTATTATATTATCTAATTATTACAGTACCTGAAACAGAAATAGCAAAATTTATCAATATATTGCTACTTGAATTATATTGAACTTGTGCTTCTATAAGATTTCCTGAAGCATCAACAATTATAACTGTTGGATGATGCGAAAAATCATGAGAGATAGATAGAGAGGTTTGATTTGTAAATGATACCTCTTTGATCGTACCATCTGAAGATCCTCCTCCTCCTGAAGATGCTGTACCTCCTGAATTATTGAATACATTACCGATAGACATTATTTCTTTTCATCCTGCCAAGTTATAAAGGCCTCGTTAAGCTCTAAGGTTCCCTTGTTGGTTTTGATGTGAAGATATACTGTATCTGCACGATCTAAGGTTATGATAACGTCAATCTTATAGATCGCTGTTGCTTTTGTATCAGTTGATAGACCATGTTGTAATGTACTTGTGGTATCTGTTACAATCATCTGATCCCCTTCAGGATCTTCTGATATGCAGATTGTGATCTCATCAGGTTTATCTGCAGGAGCAAGGTTAGAGCATTGAATATTGAGATAGGAAACATGAGCTAAAAATCTTGCAGTTCTAGGATTGTAGTTCAGATCAATCTCTGCTTTCTTTGTTAGATCGTAGGTTGTACCTATACCAGTGATCGATCCTGTAAATTTACCAAAACCCATGCCCATATCTTTTTCCTGCCTTCTGAGTATTATATATCAATATATTGTAATACACAAAACAAGGCAAAAAAAAAGACCTCAGAAGAAGTCTTTGTTGATTGTTTGGTTGTTGATTGTTAGATCATTTGTTCTTTATGTATGTATGTATTTCCTTGATATTTGAATGTTCTACTATTTTTCAAGTATCTTTTATAAGTCAAATCATAATGTTTTGTTGCTTTAGATGTAAATGTACTTGATTGAATCTCATATTTTGATGTTACAGCGTTAAACATATCTTCTGTGATGATTGTATAGTCTGTTCTGATTTGATACTCTCTAATGAGTTTTTTCAAGTCTTTATTTGATGTTTCTGTGATATCTTCAAAGTCACAATACATAAGATCATCAATATGATTGTATTTGATTTGAGAGAATACAGATTTCAATTCTTCTTGTAGATATTGAAAATCTTCTTTGAGTTCTAAATTAAGATTTTCTGTGTATGTGAAATAAAAACCAAATAAGATTTCTATTTTGAATTTTGTTGATGCTTTTTCTTCTTCTTCTTCTTCTGTTGTGACTGTAATAAACAATGATATTGCATCTGATTCTAAAAAATCAAAGTGTGAAGAAGTGATGATATTTTTTTCTGCTTCTAACAATTTGATCGCAGAATCAAAATCACCTTTGAATATAATATTTCCTTTTTGATCTTGAATAAAAACAGAATCTGTTCTATTTGATAATTCTTCATTTTTCATAAAGTTTTTTACTAGAAAATCTTGATTTGAAAAGGTTTTTGATTCTACAAGTAGGTTTTCGATATTTGTGATGATGTTTGACATTTTGTTTTTCCTTTTGTTAGTTGGTTAGTAATTATATTATAACTGATGTTACACGCTATGCAACATTTATTTATAAAAAAAGATAAAATAAATTATAGATCACGTCATACACGATATGATCTTGATGAAAAAAAACCTCCCAAAGGAGAAAGGGAGGAAAAACCGAAGGCAGGAAGAATGTTTTTTTTAATCGAATTGTGGATTGATAGGAGTAGTATCTGATACTGTTATAGAATCAGAATCATCTATCTTTCCAATTTCTGTTTTTATCGTATGAAATAGCTTTGTAAGTTGCTCTATAATTTCATTCAAAGAAAATCTAGAGTTCAAAATGTGAATGCAAAGAGCAAAGAGAATTCCATTTGCTATAGAATTGTTTGTATATCCCCTTTCCTGAAGTTCATAGATAAGATTGTTCATTTCGAGAGCACAAGCTTTGTTATCTTTTTCATTTTTCATGCTTCTTCTCCAAAATCTTTTCTATAGATTCCAACTTCCTAGATATATCTCTTTCCAGTTCATCCCTTTCTTTTTGTACTTTTTCAACAACAGCAAACCATCTTTCTCTGATTTGCTCTTCTTTGATCTCTTTCTTCTCAAGTAGGTCTTCTATCCGCTTTTCTGATTGAGAATTTGAATAAATAGCATAAATAGCTAATAATCCAATAGGAGAACCATTAAGAAGAACTTCATAGAACATATCCATCATCTCAATTCCTTTTTGATCTCTGCTACATCTTCTCCTATTCGATCAATCTTCATAGATAAATTTGTCAAAGTAGTTCTATAGAGTTCTCGATCCTCCTTGTTATCTTTATACAACCTTTCCATGTGCTGTTTATGGCCTTGAAGAAGATGCCACAAAACAACACAAGCAAGTACAAGAGCACCAAATTGACCTGTAATAGCATTGAGAAGACTAGAGATATCCATAGCAATATTATAATTCGTCAACTGTCATATCTAGAATTTCAGGTATCGCTTTTTTCAAAATATGACCTATGATCTCAAGTGCTTCTTCTCTATCTATTCTCTGATCGTCGCTCTTTGCTTCCTCAAATGCTTCAGGCAAATCATTCAAAGATTGTACAATGATTGACAGCACCTTCCAACGATAACGCACACTGTAATTCATTTTATTATTCAAGGATACAAGCTCTTCCATTCTCATGCCTGTGATAAGTATGAAGTTTGTTATCAGATCCCAAATTTCTCTTCTCGTTACTTTTTTACCACCATCAGAATCTTCATCCTGTGCTGATCTGATTCTGATGTATGTTTCATATAGTTGATCCATAAGAACTTTTGATAATGTTGCATAAGGTAATTTCATAGGTAGATCCCTTGTAAAATGGTTAATGAATAAGTTGATCCTTTTCTGTTTTGAACTTGCTTTTTGCACAAATCCATAAACATAGTAAAACCGCTTTGAAGAACAACACAGCCTGCAGAATAACGACCGATCAAGACTGTTGTATCTGTTGCATTTGCTCTATGAATTTGTATTCCTGCGCTATCATGATCCTCTCCTCCGTACTCAACAATAGAATCACAATCTCCATCTCTCCAAACTGCAATATCTTTGCAAGGGATAAGGCATTCATACCCTGAAGACCTCATCCCAATCTTAAAAGAGGATCTATATTGATGATCATGTTTAAGAATAGCTGTTCCTGAATTTCTAGATGGATTGTTCAAATAATATTGACCTGCATGGGTTGTACAAGGGAAGATATATTCAATCCACTTTGAACCATCATGATAAACTACATGAATCGTATCTTGAAATGTATCAGGCCTTTCAACCATATTCCTACAAGCAATAATATTAAGATCATACTTTCCTTTGAAGGTTGCAAAGCCCAAAGATTCAGATCTTGTTATTACAGGAGGTTTATCAAGTGAGTATCTTATCATCTATTCATCCATTCTTTTTTTATATGCTCAGGAACTTCTGAAGGATCTATTTTGATCTCATATCCTTGTTTGATACATAGCATCATAGCAAAATCTTTATCTACATATACATAATGATATCCATCTTCTGTTTTGAGTCTACACCATATTTTCATAATATTCTCCTATGTTGGTGCTGTGTTTTTGTAGGGATGTGAAACAGGAAGAAGAGATGTAAGTTGAAACTTATGTGCAATATAACCCTCTACTTTTTCACGTTCTGAATCATGTAAAGGAATAGAAAATACAAGTAACTCTGCAAGATCAAAAGAGCCAAAAGCATAATTAAATTGCGTAACTTGATCAGCATAGTTTATATCAGGATCTCGACCTATACGAAAATCAGGAGAGATTGACATATCTGTATTTGTAGGATCGTAATTTGTGGATGTTTCCTGCGTACCATTTACATAAATTCCTTCTTCTCCAGTATAACCTCCGATCGCTGAAGAATTATATATTATGATCTTCCATGTTGTATCAGGAGGAGCAATAACATTATCTTTATTTGCTTGACTTCCTGATCCATTCTCAAAACCTGCTGTGTTTGTATATGTTGAACCTGTAAAAGAATCTAGAAAATGAAACTGATATGCTCTTCCACAATTCACAATAGGAGCCTTATAATATACGTTTCCTGCTGTATCAACATCTCCAATAGGATCAGCAAAAGCACGAACTAACATAGCGATACAAACCCCATCTGTAGATTGTAGATCCATCTTAGAATTGAAGTCTGTAGCTAAGAATTCATGACTACCATGTACAAACCTTGCATAGTCAAAAGTTGCTCCTGCTGTAGTCTCTTTTGAAGGTGATCCTGCTCCTGTGTTGTAGTTGTTATTGTTTCCTGCTTGATTCGAGAATGAAAAAGAATTCTGTCTATCGATCCATGTGGTTATATCTCCTCCTGATTCATTCATATCAACATCTGAAGATAACCATACAAATAACTCTGTATTGTTATGATCTTCGTTTGGCAACCAACCACTATAAGCACCATCTGAATCTTCTGAATCTGTAGTCCTTTGCATCTTTGGAGAAGGAATTCCTAAAGTGACAATGCATTCTTGATTGTCTATGCTGTAATCAACACCTAAGACCATACAATAACGACCTTCATATACTGGATTGATACTATCATAAAGATGCTCTAGATAGTTACTTCTGATCGTTACAATATCACCTGCTACCAAAACAGCAAAACGCAAAGGAAGACGAACTACAACTCTCTCAGATATGTAAAGATCCCATACTCTTAAACGTCTCAAATCTTGAAGAGCTTGAGATTGTCTATTGTCAGGATCACCTAGATAATACAATGAAAAATCTCTACCTATTTCAGAGATCGCAGGAAGAGAATCAACACGAGATCCATTATAAACACCTCCTGAATAATAGACATTTACAAAGTTATATTTGATGTATGTAGTTCTATAGATGTTTGCGATATCAGGAGAAAAGAAGTCATGCTGTAATATATCTATAATGTCATAATCTGATATAGATGCTCTGATATCTGTCTGTATCCTTGTTTCAACTCCTTCAGGATCAGTACATGCTCTTATAGATATAGAATCTTGTCTGTAAACTGGAAATATTCCAACAGTCAAAAAAATATCAACAAGTGATCTAAAACCATTTGTCAAAGGTGATTCTATTGCAATTCCTAGATCATAGACTCCTGAATCTGATCGAGTTATTTGTATCGATCCCCTAACAGCATCAGATAGATCAAAGATTTGTTTGTCAATCTTCCCACCTATAGACCATTCAACAGGATACAGATCATATGATCCATTATTTCCTGTTCCTGTACTGGTTAGAATGCTTGCAATAATTTCAAGGGGAGTACCTTCTAACCATGCACAATATGTCACAGTAGATCCTGAAGGTGCTGTTCCTGTTCTCAATTTGTTATTATATGTTGCTGTTGTACATCCTGTTAAAGTTGTACCTGTTGAACCAGTCCAAAAGATATAGAAATCTTCTGATCCTCCTGTTACTCTTGCGATACCTCGAGAACCTGCTTTTTTGAAGAAGGAAGCATCTGAAAGATTGATTGTAGTATCAGATACCAAAAAGTTAGAAGTTGTTGTTGTTGTTCTCCCTACCTCATAAAATAGACTGAAATGAGGAGGATCGGTATCTGAGAAAACTGTTCCTGCTCTTGTATCTAGTGACGTTTGAAGAGCAGAAAGAAGGTCTTTGAATCTCAAAGAAAACAGGCCTCTTTGACCTGATAAAGAATCCAATGATCCTATAGCTAAATTCTGAAATGTTGATCGATTGATAGAACAACTCAAAACAGCGATCTGTCCTCTTCTCATCTTTGGCAGTATTCTTCTAATGTCTCCTGACAATTGAAGCGAAAAACCACCAAAAGAAACAGACCATCTTTGAGGTATTACTCTTGTTCCTGTTATCCTGATCGATCCTCTTGCGATCTGAATATCTCCTGAATCATCATAGATATCAAAAGGCTCTCCTAATGAATTCAGAACACCAACAAAAGACAATCTATAACGTACTGATATAGAAGCATGATCAAGTCTAGAAATAAAATCAGAACTCCAAGTCATCAGATTTGACCTACTGTTATATCAGGAGTTACAGGTTCAGGAATATCAGCAGAAGCAGTTCCTTTCATACCTCCTTTATTTCCGTAATCTGTCAAGAATGGATTTGACGATCCTGCGTCTCCTCCTGAAGCAGAAGGAATTGTGTTTGGTTTGAAGTTTGGAGATCGATCAATACCATCAAAACCTGAATGAAAATTGAATAATGTATGTGTATCTAGATATAAACGTACATTCAAAGAAAATAATCTTCCTCCTTCATTTGTTATAATGCTTTGACCTATATCAGAAGCACCTCTGCGTAATGTAGGCCAAAATCTATAATATCTTAAAAATGATCTCTCAGGATATGTATAGACATTTTCAGGAGATAATGTAAGATTTCCACCTACAGAAGCGGAAAAAGAACCATCTACAATTTTAATGTTCTTTTGCTCTATGATAGATGTAGGAGAATTTGTTTGTATCGTTACATAATCTCCTCCTGTTGGAAGATTTGCACCTGTTACATCTTTGAAAGGATTTGATCCAACTAGGATAGAATCTCTTCCCTGCTCAGGAGTTGATAGAAGAGGATGAATATAGGCTTTATCTGAATCTGCACAAAATGAAACATAACCTCCTCGATCTAGATGGTTTTGCATTGATTGGAGTTTCATAGCTAAAGATTCACCCAATAGCATTCTATCTCTTTGAATCGTCACAAATTCCCTTTGTAAACCATGTGAAAGATATCTTCTTCCTCCTCTAGATATAGATTCTGCTACATCATATTGATATTCTGAAAAGAGTTCTCCTAACTTCTCTCCTAGATCGATGGTTACAAGTGATCTAGCATCAGGAATAGGAAAATAATAAAATATTGCGTTACCCATATTAACGACCTCCAAAGAGAGGAGAAGTAGAAGATCCGAAAGTTTGAAACCTACGTTCTATTTGTCTAACCAACTCATCTACAGCATTTGATTCAACGACAGAAGCATTGATTGTTATATTTATACCACTTTGACCCATGCCCATAGTCCTCTGAACTGCTTGAGGCATTTGACCCGTTTCAGGTACTACAAATTCTCCTCTATGTAACATTGCAAGACCTTCATCTGCTCCTGTGAATTTTATGCCACCTCTAGCAGAAGGAATATATCGACCTCCTGATCTCTTTGAAATTATACCACCTAGAACATTTATTCTTCTTAGAAATTCTTCAAAAGATGCTTTGAATCCGTTCTTGATACCTTCCGCTAAAGCTTGTCTACCTTCTCTTGTAAAAAGAGCCTTAAATCTTTCAATCATTACATTGATAAATTCAGCTGTTCCTTTTTGAAAACCAAAGATAATTCTATCAACAAACTCAATGAATACTTTAGGCAATACATCAAAAAGAATTCTAGGAAGAGCCTGAAGACCTATTTCTATTGCTTTTGCTCTTGCTCTGATATCTTCTTCAACACTTTTTTGTATATCTCTTTGTTGTACCTCTGCAACAGTCATAGATACAGTCTTTCCTTCTTCTCTTCTTCTTCTTTGCATCTCTCTAATTTCTGATTCTGATCTAGCTCTTTGACCTAGTTTAGAAGCGACTTTAATAACACCTACAAAAAGAGCAAGTATAATAGAAGCTATTTTTCCTCCCTTTCCTAGACTTTGAAAAGCACCCATTAAACCATCTTCAGAAGCACCTTTGAGAACATTTTGAAACTTTGTTTTGAAGCCTTTAAAGAAGTCATTTGAAAATATATCTTGTGTTTTTGTTATGGTTCCCAGTAAACCCTTTGCAAACAATTTTTTCAATCTTCCTTGTGATTTTTGTGCTTCAAATTCTGCTCTTTTGATTGGATCACTAAGAAATTCCATCCATTCCTGTTGATTCAATAGCCCAAAAGGATTGAGGATTTTTTGAAGATTTTGTCGTAACTGGAAAAATTGCTTTTCAAGATTGAAACTAAGACTTGAAAATATCAAATTAAAATCACCTAGAACTTTTGCAATATCTATCTTTATAAATCTTCCTAGAAGATCATTAACTACATCATTCAAAGTCCTGATCTTCTCTGTTGTTTTCTCTGCTTCCTTCCCTAGATCATTCAACTCATTAGAAGCACCTTGAGATCCCATTTGAAAAGCATCTAATGATACATTGATATTTCCAATTGTATCTTCATACTCCTTCATATCTTCTGTTGCTTTGTCTATCGCATTTCCAAGTTTGTTTGAAGGATCTATTGTCTGTAAAGTGAATCCTGCCAAACTTGACATGGCTTTGTTCAGAAATTCAATTTCGATACCTAGAATATTCAAAGAATTAATTGCTGTTCCTATCACAAGTGTAAAAGGACCACCCATAAGAGCGATCGTTTGTCTCAATCCAAAATTCAGAAAATCAATAAGTTTATCTGTTAGCCATGCGATCTCATCAGATA